TTTATAGGTGGCTTATTCGGCAAAGTAGTAGACAATGCAGAAGGAATACTTGATAAAGTTATTACAACAGACAAAGAGAGAGATGAAGCAAAACTCGCTCTTAGACGGTTATTACTTGACGCCGAGACAGAAGCTTTTAAACAAGAAGTTGAAGACAGAAAAAGTGCACGCGAGATGTATAAAGACGATGCGTTCATTCAAAAAGTCCTTGCAACTTTATTTACAGCAGCATACTTTGGATTAAGTTTCATGATGTTTAGATTTTTCGTAATGAAAGATATTGAACTAGGTGAATTTGAAATAAGTTTTATTTCTACTATATTCGGAGCTATGAGTGCTAAAGTTAACACGGTGGTCGATTTCTTTTTCGGCGGATCGTCTAAAAAGAATCAAGAACAAAATAAAAATAAATAATTATGGCATTATTAAATAAGTATCATTTAGCAGAAGTAGCTGGTAATGTAGATAAATTAGGAAATATAGACTTTACAAACGACGACGTAATTTTTGGTTGGACAAGAATAGAAGTACCAAGAGGTGGTTTTTGTATAAAATCAATATTTGCTACATTTCCTGAAGGTAGAAATACTAGTAGTGGATCTTATGGATCTCATCCTTCTGAAACAAATACAGGTAGAGATTTTCATCTAATATTTGGGAAAAGCGTTAATGGGGTTGCTCCACCAGCGCTACCAGATAGTAATTCTCCTATGACTGTTATAACAGGCTCCGCACAACGCCCTTACATAATAGGTTCTTATTATTACGATGGTGCTACCCGTAGCGATACTAATGTACCATTTAAATCTTGGGCTTTTGGCGGAATACAGTCTGATGGCCCTTCAACTGATTTGGTTAAACCCGCAACAAATCTTATATTAGAAGGTGACCCAAATTACCCTGGAACAACATCCGGCTACCAAAGTATTTGGGTTGCTTGTCTTGCAGCTTCTACTGGCGCAAGCTTTGCCACTCAAGTTTTAGTAGATGGCGCTCATACTGATACAGATGATTTAACAATAGATATATCAGAAAACATAGATGGCGATGATATCTTTGCTGTAGGCGATGAAGTAATAGCTTTTGCAAGTGACGGATCTAGTGAACAAGTTATAGGAACGGTAACAGCTGTAGCAGCAGACGTATTAACAGTAGATGCTGTAGCAGGAGCTTTAGCAGATGACGACGAAATATGCCTTAGAAAACCTGTTAAGTTTTTCTTAGGACTAGAATACTAAAATAAATAACAAATTAAATTAAATTAAATTAAATATGAAAAAAGAAAAAATGGTTGACCTTAAACCTAAGGTTGACAAAATATCTGATGAACACTTAAAAGAGTTACAAGATATATTAAATATGACAAATAACATCCAATTTAGAATTGGGCAATTAGAAGGACAAAAACATACTTTACTTCACGAGTTAGGAGTAACTCAAAAGAAAATTGTAGACATGCAAGAAAAATTTTCTAAAGAATATGGTACTTTTGATATTAATGTTACAGACGGTACTATCAATAAAAAAGAAGATGAAAAATAATATCATCAGAAAAATAACTATAGGCAAAGACTATAAAAATGATGCCATGCACTACGCTGTAGGTCAAGAAGTTTATGGAGGTCATGAAATTTGCGATATTATAGAAGAAGAAGATAAGTACTGTATTTATATTAGAAAAGACAACGTAGTAATACCTTGGAAAGATTTTAATAAAAATATGGCTATATCAGTCGAGTATAACTTAGAATATTAATGAATGCTTACAAAGATTTTATTATCGAGCCTATTGGTGATCGCTATAATAACAGTGTACGAGTCGATAACAAAGAGTTAATACTAAACACTGAAATATTTAATCATCAATATATAAATAGACGCGCAAAAGTTATCGCTACTCCGCTATTATTTCAATCACCTGTAAATATAGGTGATGAAGTAATAGTACATCATAATGTATTTAGAAGATGGCATGATGTCAAAGGTAGAGAAAAAAATAGTAGATCGTACTGGAAAGAAAATAAGTATATAATATCAGAAGATCAAATATATTTATATAATAATAAAGCTATGCCTGGTTATAGCTTTGTTAAACCACTAAAGTCTACTAATAAGTATAATTTAGAAAAAGAAAAGCCATTAATAGGAGTTGTTAAATATTCTGATGGTACATTTAATAAAGAAGGGTTAGTAGGATTTATGCCTAGTATGGAATATGAGTTTATTATAAATGGAGAAAGATTATATAGAATTATGAATAAATTTATTACAATTAAATATGAATATCAAGGAAACGAAGAAGAATATAATCCAAGCTGGGCAAAAGGCAGTTGAAGAACTTATTAAGGTTGCTAAAGAACCTATAGTTGATAGTGACGATGATATATCAGCTGATAGATTAAAAAATGCAGCTGCTACAAAAAAGCTAGCTATATTCGATGCTTTTGAAATACTTAATCGTATAAACGAAGAAGAGAATATGCTTGAAGGCAAGGTTGAAGAAAAAAAAGAAGTTAAGTTTAAAGGTTTTGCAGAAGGTAGGTCAAAATGAAGTACGAACAAAGCTTATATAAAATAGTAGAGCCAATAAGGCAGAATACTATTAAAAGATTAAACAAAGGTAAGAAGTGGGAGTACGGGTATAATAAAGAAAGTGATGTAGTTGTTATATCTAAAACTGGTATGGTTGGTGAAGTTGTAGAGATACAAGGCTTGCAAATAGCCTTACCCAAACAACCAAAAGAAATATATAGTTGTAGTAAAATAAATTCAGAACAAAAATGGAAACAGTTTCCAGTCAACCCTGCTTTTAAAAAAATTAAAACTGTATTTGATTGGCAAGATTATCCAGATGATTTTAAACAAGATCATTACGAATATATAGACGAAGAGTTTAAAAGAAGAGAAGAAGGTTTTTGGTTTATGAATAATGGTAAGCCAACCTATATAACAGGGACGCACTATATGTATTTACAATGGAGTAAAATAGACGTTGGTGCTCCAGATTTTAGAGAAGCTAATAGATTATTTTTTATATTCTGGGAAGCTTGTAAAGCAGATAAAAGAAGTTACGGAATGTGTTATTTAAAAAATAGACGTTCTGGTTTTTCTTTTATGAGTTCAGCTGAAACAGTTAATTTAGCAACGCTTGCTAGTGATAGTAGATTTGGTATACTGTCAAAAACTGGGGCTGATGCAAAAAAAATGTTTACAGATAAAGTTGTACCAATAAGTCTCAACTATCCATTTTTCTTTAAACCAATACAAGATGGTATGGACCGGCCAAAGTCTGAACTCGCATATAGAGTACCAGCTAAAAAGTTTACTCGTAAGAAAATACGTGAGCGTGAGGAGATGGATGACGTTGAAGGACTAGATACAACTATAGACTGGAAAAATACAGGTGATAATAGTTATGATGGTGAAAAATTAAATTTATTAGTTCACGATGAAAGTGGTAAGTGGGAAAGACCTGATAATATAAAAAATAACTGGAGAGTTACAAAAACTTGTTTACGTTTAGGTAGTAGAGTTGTTGGTAAGTGTATGATGGGATCAACATCAAATTCTTTAGACAAAGGAGGTGATAATTTTAAAAACCTATATAATAATTCTGATGTAACAAAAAGAAATAGAAACGGGCAAACTAAATCTGGTTTATATTCTTTATTTATACCAATGGAATGGAATTATGAAGGATTTATTGATGAGTATGGTCAACCTGTTTTTAATAATCCTGAAAAAGAAAAACGCGATCCTCATGGATTAGTAATAGATCAAGGCGTTATAGACCATTGGGATAATGAGGCTGAGGGCTTAAAAGAAGATCAAGACGCTTTAAATGAATTTTACCGTCAGTTTCCTAGAACTGAAGAACATGCATTTAGAGATGAAACAAAAAATAGTATATTTAATCTTATAAAAATATATGAGCAAATAGACTATAATGAAGGTAATAAAAATTCATCAGTATTAACAACTGGTAATTTTCAATGGACAGCTGGAGTAAAAGATACTCAAGTCGTTTTTAATGCTGATCCTAATGGTAGATTTAAAGTTAGTTGGATTCCTAATGGTAACTTGCAAAATAATGTTATATTAAAAAACGGAGTAAAATATCCAGGTAACGAGCACATGGGAGCATTTGGTTGTGACTCGTACGATATATCAGGAACAGTTGATGGAACAGGATCTAAAGGCGCTTTGCATGGGTTAACTAAGTTTTCAATGGAAGATGCTCCAGCTAATACTTTTTTTCTTGAATATATAGCTAGACCGCAAACGGCTGATATGTTTTTTGAAGATGTTTTAATGGCGTTAGTATTTTACGGGATGCCACTACTTGCGGAAAACAATAAACCAAGATTATTATACTATTTAAGAAGAAGAGGATATAGAGGATTTAGTATGAACAGGCCGGATAAAGTTTGGAATAAATTATCAGTTGCAGAAAAAGAAGTAGGTGGTATACCAAACTCTAGTGAAGATATAAAACAAGCTCATGCGGCTGCTATTGAAATGTACATTAACGACCATGTTGGGTTATTGCAAGATGGTACTTACGGTACAATGTATTTTAACGAAACATTAAATGATTGGTCAAAGTTTGATATAAATAGAAGAACCAAGCATGATGCTTCAATAAGCTCAGGATTAGCTGTCATGGCTTGCAATAGACACTTATACCGACCAAACCCAAAAGTAGAAAAACAACCAGTAAATATTAATATACACAAGTATAATAATAAAGGATTTCAATCTAAAATAATAACAGACAAAATATGATTCAATCTCATGTAAACTTTCCGTCACAAGCGGTAAGTGATTTAGAAAAGCTATCTGAAAAGTATGGGTTAGACGTGGCTAAAGCTATAAGGCAAGAATGGTTTAATGGCACTACTTCTAAATTTGACAGTAATATAAATAATTTTCATCAACTAAGACTATACGCTAGAGGAGAGCAAAGTATTCAAAAATATAAAAACGAATTATCTATAAATGGTGATTTGTCTTATTTAAATTTAGACTGGAAGCCTGTTCCTATTATTCCTAAGTTCGTCGATATTGTAGTCAACGGCATGTCGCAAAGAAATTACGAAATAAATGCTTATTCTCAAGACCAGTTTGGCGTAAGTAAAAGAACTGAATACATGGAGTCTATACTTAGAGACATGAGAGCTAAAGAATATACTAATTTAGTTCAAGAACAATTTGGTATTGATATATCAGAAAATCCTGCAGAATCACTTCCTGATTCAGAAGAAGAGTTACAATTACACATGCAACTAAATTACAAGCAAGCCGTTGAGTTAGCTGAAGAACAAGCTATTAACGTTTTAATGGATAATAGTGATTATGATTTAACTAGAAGAAGAGTTTTATATGATTTAACAGTATTAGGTATAGGTGCAACAAAAACCACTTTTGATTTTACAGAAGGTGTTAAAATAAAGTATGTTGATCCAGCTAATATGGTGTATTCACACACTGAGTCTCCATACTTTGATGATGTGTATTATGTTGGCGAAGTTAAAATTGTTCCTATAAACGAACTAGTAAAAGAATTTCCTGATTTATCTGAAGAAGAAATAAAAGATATAGTAGACAACTCAGGTTACACATCTTATAGACACTCACATTATAGAAGAGAGTTAGATAAAAACCAGGTAGAAGTTTTGTATTTTAATTACAAAACACATATGAATGATGTTTATAAGTTAAAAAAATTAGGCAGTGGAGCTGAAAAAGTAATTGAAAAAGATGACACTTTTGATCCACCTGTAGAAAATATGGATGGCGACTTTGGTAAGTTAGAAAGAACTGTAGAAGTTTTATACGAAGGCGTTTACTTAATAGG